CCCCTATGGACTATTATGGTCTCATGCTGCGTCGCAAGCTCAAGTCGCGCGGGGATGACGCTGCTGCTCGTGAGTATCTCGCCGTGCAGACTGTTGTTTACCATCCGAAGCATGTCAACGCTCAGTGGTCCTCGGTTTTTATCGAGATCAAGCGTCGTTTCGTTTCACTTTTTCGCGAGGGGGTCTACATTCTCGCTGATCGTGACCCGCGGCAGCTCACCCACATCCTGAACGCGCACCTCGGAGGCTCTTCCTCTCACCTTGGTGGCTCGGAAGAGCTCGCTCAGTTCTTTTCTTCTCTCGAGATCGACGTCTCCAAGTATGATAAGTCGCAGCAGGAACGGGTCATCCGCACTTCTTTTCGGCTTTACCTTCGGCTCGGTTTGTCTCGTGATCTACGTTCTCGATGGATGAACGGTGCGATCGAGCGAAAAGCGGTCTCTCTCGAAGCCATGTTCTACATTTTCCTTCTGTGGCAACAGACCTCTGGTGGCGCGACGACTCTTCTGGGTAACACGGCGTGCATCATGGACACCACCACTGGCGCTGTTGATCTCTCCCGGTGCCCTCTCGTTCTTTACCTCGGTGACGATTGTCTTTTCTTCTTCGCCCCTGGTGATGAACCTGACATTAGCCGCGTTCAACAGTGGCTGCAGGACGTCGACAACCTTATCGGGAAACCTCTTCAGTTCAAGCATCACGCGGGTTTTTGTGGCATGTACTGTGTCAACACGCCTTCCGGCTGGTACGCTGTCGGGGACCCTATCAAGCGCATTGAAAAACTGGGCTCTTGGTCCGCTCGCGATGATCTGTTTCCCGCTTGGCAGGATTCTTATCGACTCATGACGGAGGGCTATGACGTGCCTGACGTGCAACATGCTGTCTCCGTCGCAGTCGCCGAGCGTTATCACGTTGATGTCGATATACGCGAAGCCATGCAGGCCCTCCACACGGTCTCGCGTCTCCCGCTCGCGGAGTTTTCTGCCATGTGGCGTAGGTCGTGAATCTGTTTGCGCGTGGGTTGGTGGTTGGTGATTGTGGATTGATGAACGGTGGTTAACGGTGTTTGCCGTTGAGCTAAATGAGGTCCAAATGCGCCGTCTTCGTGACGCCTATGGCTTTTTCGATAAGAAAGGCGAAGGGATTGGGCCTGCTCATGTCAAGAGTGTCATGGGTGCTCTCGGTCGAAGACTTGGAGATCCTGAGATCGTACAAGCAATTGCTCAAGTTGATTCGAAGAAATCTGGTCGCGTAGATTTCAACGACTTCCTCAACTGCGTTGCTTCTCGTGAACTCAAAGAAGCTGCCGAGGGTGGTATTCCTGTCGATAAGGATAAGGATTTAAAGGATGTCTTTGATGCCTTCGATAAATCTTCTCAGGGCAAAATTTCCATCATGAACATCCGAAACGTGTTGGCTGATCTTGGTGAAAACACCACTGATGAAGAAATGCGAGAATTGCAAAAGATTATTGGGAACAGAGGCCTTGACTTTGAAGCCTTTGCGAAATTATATCAGGCACCTTAACGTTGCTGCCACGTATTTATTTATTGGTATGGGAGGTTTTGTCTTCTGATTACTCTCCATATTTTGTTTGTATAAATGAACCTGTAAATATTTCATTGAAAGTATATTACGG